GGGACGTGGATGGTTTCCGTTCGCGTCACCAACGGCGACGTGTGGGCCGATGTCAAGGACAAAAAATACCGGGGGTTCTCCATCGAGGGGTACTTCATCGATAAGTTGGTCAAGATGGAAGACGTCACCATCGAGACTATTGCCGCCGCCGTGCGTGATGTGCTTGAGCCCGTTGCGTTCCTTGACGGTAAGCCCTTATTTGGAACCCCATTAGAGGCCCGCCTGATGGCCGAGGCGTTAGGGTGCGAAGGTCACCACGCTCACGAAATCAATGGCCGGGCGTTGTATATGCCGTGCGAGAACCACGAGCAGCTCGACCCCCTACTTCCAAACGAATAAATCGGCGTTATATCGACCGTTAGAAACTCCATCATGTCAGTAATTGAGAAACTCAAGGAGGCCGTCCGCTCTGTCGTAGAGGCAGAACGCCAAGACCTCTACGCCGAAGCCCGCCTAAATGATGGGCGCGTCATTGCCACCGAAGCCGAAGCGTTCAGCGCGGGCGCCCCTGTTCGCGTTATGAGCGAGGACGGCGAAGCTGCTCCCCTGGAGGCTGGATCGTATGAACTGTCCGACGGTGGGCAAGTGACCGTAGACGAAAACTCTGCTGTCGTCGAGATGATGGAAGACAAAGAGGAGAAAGTCGAGGCCGCAGACCACGAAGAGGAGAAGGACGAAATGGCAGCGGTCAAGGCCGCCCTCGTCGACAAGTTCCAAATCTCTCCCGAAGTAGCCGCCGAGATTGTCGAGGTAGTGAAGGAAGCAATGGCCCCCGCTGAGGAGGTCGAAGCCAAGGAAGAAGAGAAAGAAGAGATGCAGACAGAAGCGCCCGTCGAGATGTCGGCGCACCTCTCAGCAATCACCGACCAGATGACGGTAGCCCTCGAAGCTATCAGCGCACGACTTGCCAAGCTCGAAGAACAGCCCGCAGCACAACCCGACCGCGTTTTGCCGAAGGCTGAATTCAGCAAAGAAATTGACCCCAACCTCACCGGCGTAGATCGCGCCTTCAATGTAATTTCCCAGTTCTCATGAATCCTGTAAAAAGTAAGAAGTACGACTTCGACATTACGGTGACCGACAACACCTACGCGGGTGAGTTGGCACTGCCGTACGTTACCGCCGCCGTCACCGGTGCGGAGACCATCACCAACAACCGCTGCCGCCTCATCGAGGGCGTCGTCCATAAGGCGGTTATTTCCAACCTCGGACTCACCGACGTTATTCGAGCCGCCGATTGTGCTGGAACTGATACTCCGGGAAATATCTCTTTGACCGAGCAGATTGTAACGCTCAACGACTTGATGGTCAAGGAAACGATTTGCCGGAAGACCATCTTCCCAACGTTCATTGCGGCTCAAGGTCGTATGCGCCGGGACGGTCAGATTCCCCCTGCCTTCGCTGAGTTCTTGCTTTCCTCTGTAGCTGCTAAAGCTGGAGAGAGCCTCGAAACCCTGATGTGGGCGGGTGTTGCAACGACCTTCCCGTTTGGTCTCTTGTCTGACAACGGAACAATCAACGAGGCAGGAATCAACGCTTCCGCGATGCAGGACTTCGGACAGGTACAAACTGCCGCCACCTTTACCGCCGCCAATATCCTCGGCGAGATGGACAAGGTCTTCGCAGGTGTCGCCGCTACTCCCGGAATCATGCTGAAGCCCGGAGCCGGTTTCTACATCGGATACGAGGCTTATGCATTCTTCCAGCAGGCCCAAGCTGCGCAGAATACCGGAGCGGGATACAACCAGGACCTGAGCGGCGCAAGCTACCTCGGATACCCAGTGTACCCTACAGCAGGTATCGGAACGGCTGACGCGATTGCGTTTACATACCCTGACAACATCGTAGTCGGAACCAATGCCTACACAGGCAACGAGGCCGCTGCTTTGATTCCTGTCTATCAGTACGACGGTAGCGACAACGTGAAAGCCACGATGAACTTCGCTGTCGGTGTTAACGTAGCCGTGCCAACTGACGGCGTGGTAGGATTCGCATTCGCATAAGACATGGCCTGTACTATCACCCTCGGCCGCGCGCTGGATTGCAAGGATGCCCTCGGAGGTCTCTCACGGATTTTTTTCGTGAGTGACTTCGCGGACGGACTTGTAACCGCCGCCGGGACGGGTGATGGAACGGCAGGATCGGCAACGGTAGCAACCGCCTCCGGCGAGAGCTTCACCGTAACCGACCTCCCCGCGATGACTGTACTCCAGTACGACCTTCGCCCGGACTTGTCTTCCTTCACCGTCAACGTCCAATCTGACCCAGCTACGGGCGCCTCACTCTTTGAGCAGACGCTTAACGTAGTTCTTCAGAAGCACCAAGAACAAGACCCCGAACAGCTGCGCCTCATCAGCCGCAACCGCTCGCAGATCTTCGTTCTCGACAATAACGACAACGTCTTCCTCTTCGGAGCCACCTACGGGATGGACCTGAACGGGGGAACGCTGACCTCTGGCGCCGCTCGTAATGAGATGTCAGGAAGCACCATGACCTTCGCCGGTCGTGAGCCTGCTCCCTACTACCTCCTCGAAGCTACAGCGGGAATCGGTACGGCAGTCTATCCATTCGATGGGCTGACGACACCTTCGAACGTTACTATTACCACGGGTTAAATCTCCGTTGCTTTGTGTGTTTTAGGAAGGGGTCGCCATTGGCGGCCCTTTCTTATATCCACCAATGAGATGATTGTGGTCTTCAAGAATAATTCGGCGAGCGTTTCCAATACGGTCTATATCACGCCCAAGGAAAAGCGCGGAGCGGCTAACGTTGCCGAGTATGGCGCCACTATCCAGGCGCTCGGTATGGAGCTCACCAGCCTAACAACAAATAAGGTGGTTATGGTCAACGCCTCGACGCTGACAGTAACCGACCGATTCACGACATTTTCCTTCTCCGCCGATACCGTCGCCGCTGACACCTCCGCCGACCTTAGCGGACCCCAATGGCCGGAGGGGTTTATCCAGTACCGTATCGTCGAGCGGGCGTCGTCCTCTGACGTTCGAGCCATCACCTCGGCCGACGTCATCCTCGAAAAGGGTTTAGGCTATCTTTCGAAAGGCGGACAGACGGGAATACTACTCACCGAATCCGGGAACTTCCTCGCGCAGGAATCCGGGGGTTTGATACTTACAGAAGATGCCACGACAACGACGGAAGCGTACCAAGAGACAACCTACACCAGCCAACCCGACGCCGCCGAAACCTTCACCTACTATGAGTAAGCACGAGTTCAACGTCTTCGGGTTACCTACTCACGAGCTGCCTCTTTTCACTGAGAAGACCGGGCGCGATTGGGTCGACTATGGCTTCGACAATCGATACGGCGACTACCTCCGCGACCTGTACCTCGGTTCGAGTATCCAAGCCGCCGTCGTCAACGGTGTCTCGGAGATGATTTATGGCGATGGCCTCGACGCCACAGACAGGGAAGAGAAGCCCGAACAGTGGCTTAAGACGCAGAAGCTGTTGGAGAACTCCGACGAGAATATCATGCGCCAGCTGTGCTTCGACCTGAAGCTCTACGGGCAGTGCTACGTTCAAATTATTTGGAACCGCGTCAGGACTGAGGTGGCTGAGTTGCGGTTCTTGCCTGCCCATACCGTACGGACGGGCGTAGCCGATGCGCAAGGGCGCGTAGACTGCTATTATGTGAGTCCTGACTGGAGCCGCATGAGAGAGCCCCGCTTTGCTCCTGTCAAGTACCCCGCGCTGGATTTAGAAGACCGCTCCGACGCGGCCGTAGTGTATCAAATCAAAGCCTACCAGCCGGGGATTTTCTACTACGGCCTGCCCGATTACGTTGGCGCTACGAATTACGTCGAGCTCGACAGAGAAATCAGCTCGTTCCACCTCAACAATATCCGCAACGGCCTCTTCCCTTCTATGTTGTTGTCGTTTAATAACGGCGTACCTACGGACGAGGAGAGGAGAACCATCGAGCGCCACGTCAACGATAAATTCAGCGGATCGGGTAACGCCGGGCGCCTGCTCATCTCGTTCAATGACGGCTCCGACTCGGCTCCCCAGCTGACTCCTGTCAACCCCAACGATAACGACGGGATGTATGAGTTCCTGGCTAAGGAATGCACCACGAAAATATTGGCCGGCCACCGTATCACCTCGCCCCTGCTCTTTGGTATCCGTGGCGATGGCTCCGGATTTGGCAATAACGCCGAGGAACTGCGTGACGCTTTCTCGCTCTTCCAGAATACCGTGGTAAAGCCGTACCAGCGCACCCTCTTGGACGGGCTTCAGGTGGTGTTCAGTATCAACGGCATCGACTTGGACTTCTACTTTAAGACTTTGAAGCCTGCCGACTTTATCGATGTGGAGGCGGTGAAGGTTCAGACGGTAGACGACCAGGAGAAGGAAGGTGTCGAAGGCGTCGAAGTTGTGCCGGGCGTGGAAGGTATCGACCCGTCCGTCGTGGACTCCGAAATCGCCGAGAGTGCAGCAGAGGCACAGGCGTCATATAACGGAGCGCAGATATCCGCCGCCCTCGATATCCTTGTTAAGGTCAAGGAGGGCATCCTAACGCCTCGACAGGCAGTTCTCTTCCTGGTTCAGTTCTTACAATTTGAAGAGGCCGACGCCCGCGCTCTGTTCGAGGGGCAGGTCTCGTTGTTCTCTTTGGCAAGTGAAGAGGTACAGGATACCGTTGCCGACCTGCTCATCGCTATGGGAGAGGACGAGGACAAAGAATACGAACTCATCGACGAGCGGGAGGTAGACTACGAAAGGGAGCAGGAGTTCGACGCGCTGTGGACGTTTGCGCGGGTGCCATCGTCCAACCCTGCTGGCAAGTCCGAGCAAGACACCGACCTCATCAAAGTCCGGTACTCCTACGCAGGGTCTCAGCCGGACAATAAGAGCAGGCAGTTCTGCCGGAAGATGATGAACGCGAAGAAGGTCTACAGGAAGGAAGACATTTTGGGAGCCTCAAACCGCGCGGTCAATCCCGGATGGGGTCCAGAGGGTGCCAACACGTACAACCTATTTTACTGGAAAGGAGGCGGATCATGTCGCCATTTTTGGTCCCGTAGGACGTACCTCAAGAAGAACAACAAGAAGGTCAGCGTGAACCAAGCGCAGAAGATAATTCGCGCCGCTGGGCCCGATGCGGAACGGCTACAGCCTAACGACCCGAAGGTCGCCCAGCGCCCCCGCGATATGGTCAACCGTGGCTTCCTCGAACCCCGTGACTTTACGACCCCCCGATAATGGCGAACCTCATCCTCTTCATTTCTCCGGCCAAGCTCAAGAAGGAGACGGCGCTTGGTGGATCCGTCGACGACGAAATCCTACAGCCGTACATCCGGCTCGCTCAGGAGATGCACCTTCTCCCTACCCTCGGACAGAGCCTATACGACGACCTCGTCGCCAAGGTCACCGCTGGGACTATCACCGGCAACGATGAGACCTTAATGGACTCCTATATCGCTCCGGCGCTGGTTCAGTTGGCGTTCTCTGAGGCCCTGCCTTTTATCCGTGTGCGCATCGTCAACAACGGCGTGACGGTTATGGACTCCGAGCAATCGACGGCGGCCACCTACGGCGATATGAAGCCGCTGATGAACCGCTCGAAAGACCTGGGCCTCTTCCATATCGAGAGGCTCATCGACTACCTCGACAACAACGGCAGCCTGTTCCCTTCTTTAGACGCTGAGGGGCCGGGGCAGTTGTGCCGGACGGTAAGGAATTACACGCAGGGGTTGAACGTATACCCCAACTTTAGAGACGACAAACTCATCGAGCGCATTTTGCGCGATTACGGCATTCGGTATTAATGACACCCGAAGAGAAACTCGCCGAGTATATCCAGAAACGAGATGGCAAACAGCAAAATTTCCGAGCTTTCAGAATTGACTACCGTCGCCAACGACGACGTGCTGGTGATTGTGGACGACTCCGCAACCGAGACGAAGAAGATCAGCTTCGCTAACCTGTCCGCAGGTATCAGCGTAGGCAACGCGACACAGCTTCAATTCACGGCCCTAAATAATACCGGGTCTACGATATCGAAAGGGTCGGCGGTCTATGTCTCTGGGCATACTACCGAGACACAGGTGTCCCCTGCCGACAACAGCGCCTCGGCCTCTATGCCTGCCTTCGGTATCGTTTCCGATGATATCCTAAACGGAGCAACGGGGACGGTGATTATCTCCGGTGAGGTATCCGGTATCAACACCGCGAGCTTCAGTATCGGCGACGAGCTGTATGTTGGTACGGCGGGAGCGTTGACAGCTACCAAGCCCACGGGGACGGCACTCATCCAAAAGATTGCCAAGGTCACCAAGGCCGCCGCAAGTGGGGAGTTGCTTGTCATCGGAGCGGGAAGGACCAACGACCTGCCCAACTTGCCCGACGGCAATATCTGGATTGGCGACTCTTCAGGCGTACCTCAAGACAAGACGCTCACAGCAGGAACGAACGTAACGATTACCGAGGATGCCACGACGGTAACCATTGCGGCTACGGGAGCGGGTGGAGCTGCCGACCTGGACGACTTAACCGACGTCACTATCACGGGCACACCGGGCAACGGTGAGATGCTCATCTCCCAAACCGACGGGACCTTCGTAAACACCACCCTAACGGCTGGCCCTTCGGGGTTTGTGCGCATCACCAACGCCAGCGGACAAGTGACCATTGGAGCCGGCGACGGTACCGAGGTGGAGTACTTGGTACGCTCGACAGCGGTATCTACGGCAGGCGATGTCGAAGGAAACACCGTAAAGTTCGGCACGACTACGGGCCTCACAGCGGGCGCGGTGTACGTGTGGAACGGGACGGACTGGGTGGCTGTCGATGGCGACGCCGACACCACTACCAAGGGACTCATGGGCGTGGCGTTGGGAACA